TGTGCAGCTTGTAGCCAGTCCCGTCATAAGAGAATCCAATTCCGGCTGACCCCGAAGTGCCGCTATCAAGAAAATAAAGGCCATTGTAAATACGATTGGCTGAGTTAATTGCAAACTCAGACGTAATCCCAAGATTGCCCCAGTCTGATGTAGATGCAATCGGCCCCTTTGCGGTAAGAATCGACCCTGGCGTAGAAGTTCCCAGACCTACCCGACCACTGGAGTCAACAAACAGCCGGCCAGTACCGCCTGTGCTGATGGCGACCTGATCAGCACCGGGGCTGTAGATGCCGGTGTTGAGGTCGCCGGTGAAGGTGATGCTTGGCGTGCTGGCGCTGCCCAGTGCGGCGCTGATCACGCCAGTGGTCGTGACCGTCTGGCTGCCAAAATTCGGGCTGATCTTGGTGCCAGCGATGGCAGCGCTTGCGTTGATGTCACCGTTGACGATGGTGCCATCAGCAATCATCGTGCTGGTGACGGTGCCGGTGTCGCCTGTGCTGACCAGTGTGCTGTCAAGGTAGGTCTTGTTGATGGCAGTGCCCTGCCACACGCCAGTGCCGATCGTGCCGACGCTGGTCAGGCTGCTGCCGGTGACGCCACTGCCCAGGGTGCTGCTGCTGAGCACCTGCGTGCCGTTGATGTAGTACCCCTTGCCGCTGGCCAGGTTGACGTGCTCACTGAAGGTCCACGCATCCGTGGCATCGACCCAGTTAATGGTCTTGTCAGTGCTGCCCTTGAGTGTGATGCCGCCGCCATCAGCCGTTACGTCGGTCGGTGTGGTGACTTGACCGATGACGACGTTCTTGTCTTCGACGATCAGGTTCTGCGTGTCGATCGTCGTCGTTGTGCCGTTGACGGTCAGGTCACCCTGAATCGTGACGCCTGCGTCAAACGTGGCGGCGCCTGTTACATCCAGCGTGCCGGGCACGTCAATGTTGCTGGCCCATTCGACACCAGTGCCAGCGGCGTCCGTCTGCAATAGCTGCCGGGCAGTGCCATCGGCCAGCTTGCTGACGGCGATCTCAGCGGTAGCGCTGATGTCGGCATTGACCAGCGGGTAAGCGCTGATAGAGAATGCTGGCACATACGCCAGGCTGTTCCAGGCCGTTGTGCCATCACCCACCTTCCACTTGCTGGTGTCGGATTCAATGCCGATCTCACCGGCCAGCAGCGTCGGGTTCGCTGTGGTCCAGTTGGCAGCAGTGTCGCGGCGCTGCTTTTGCAGGGCTGAAAGGGTGATGCTCATGCGGCGCCTCCAGGGCTGATCACATAGTCGCGGGCTGGTGCGGCTGCAGCAAGGCCGCCGCTCACAGTGTAATCGCGAGCCGGTGATGCAGATGCTAACCCTGCATCAAGGATCAGGTCGCCAATGTCAACAGGTTCTGTCTCAAGTTCAACCTCAACGTTGTAGCGACCGCATGATGCTTGGCTGATCGCCAATGGCGCGCGATACTTCCAGGTGAAATCAGACAGCAGAGGGACCGGCGGCGTTGTAAATCCGCTCCATACTTCTGCCGATAGATAGAACAGATCGTAAGTGCCTTTGCGATCGATGAAATGCGCCTTCAGCAGGTTCAGATCCGTCTCGTCCAGGTTGCCGTAACTGAGCGCTAGGGTCTGCGCAACTCGCCGGTTGCCGCGCCGAAAGCCTGTCACCACACCGTTCAGTGATTGCTGCACCGCCTGTGGCAGGTTGCCTGGGGTGTAAACCCGAGCCGATGGCACCAGAGCAGGAAACGTCATGGCGCAATCGTCGAGACGAGCTGAGCAGTGACGTTATAGCTGATCGGCGCGGCCTGCTCAATGCTCAGGTCAGTGGCGTAACGCCATTCATACTCTGTGCCAATGGGCGGCGTGGTGAAGCCGGCCCACACTTCAGATGGCAAGTCGAACGGGATTAGGGTGCCCTCCTGTCCGTTGTAGTGATCCAGTAGAAGGTACATGTCAGATTCGCTGAGGTATGTGTACCCAAGCGTGAGCACCTGATTGATGCGATCAGTGCCCTGCAGGAACCTGACGTTCACACCGCTCACGCCTTCGTAGACCAGCTGCGGGTAATCGCCAAAGCTGATCTCACGCGATGCTGGCTCAAGTGCTGGGAAGGTAGCCATCAGATCACCTCAAATGTGCCATTGACAACTTCGTTGCTGATCAGCGCGATGTCGCTGCCGTTGACAGGGAACTGCGCAGCAGCGATGGCCGTGATGCCCGAGCTGGTGTGTTTCACGTTAGTTACCTGATACCACTCGGTTTCTGTGCGGTTGTCGCCTCTGCTGTTGATCCGTTGCCGCTCGACCTTGATGATCTGCGTCGGCACCAGACTGGTGGTCAGCAGCGCTGTTGAGAACGACACCACATGTGTCGAATACTTGCGACGAGCCAGCTCGTATTTGCCGAACAGCGTCGCGTGTGCAGCGGATGTGCAGAAATCGGTCATGTCGAACTGCTCGGCCGGAGCATCGCTGTCGGTCGTCGGATAACGCACCGTCGTGGTCCGCTGAATGCCAATCGTGAGCGGATCAGCTTCACGCCATACAAGCGAGATGTTGACCGGCCGCCTGGCATCAGCGTCGATGTACTCCTTCTGAAAGGTGCCCGGCAGGATGTCGTCTTCCGTAAAGGTCAGCACAGGCGTTAGCGCTGTTACCTTGATGCCATTGCTGACGTTAACTGGCAGCAGCGGTTGCAGGCTGTAGCGGCCATTGCTCGACACAAACGACAACAGAAAGAAGGGCGCAGTCTTTGAGATGTAGTCAATGATGTTGACCGACTGCTCAATGATGCCGTTGAACAGCGTTCCATTGTTGGTGCAGAAGCTGGCCAGGGCTTGCAGGTTGCTCACGTCGATCGGCGCTGCCAATGCGTTGGTGCTGGCGCCATTCGCCCGGTTCATCAGCGTGAACAAGTACATCGCCAGATCAACGAACTGATTGCTAGCGCCTGTGGCATAGACGCCAGCGACTAGCCCGCCGCTGTACAGGTCAACCGTGACGCCGCTTTCGTAGAACAGCGAGATCTGTCTCGTGGTCGTCGGATACGAGCCAGAATCCGGCGGGTCATAGATGTTGCCGCTGACCTGCAGAAATGTGATGTCTGCAAATGTCGTGTAGTCAGCAGTGCTGGGCGGCGCTGCAGGGTTGGCGTATGGGCTCAGCTGGATCTCGTACTGCGTGCCGGTCAGGGTGCCAGTGCTGGCAGGGTTAGCCGGAACCGCTTGATTGTTAACAGTGCCTGCGCCCCAGACGTATGTAACCGGACCAGTCGCGCCAAAGTTGGTGAAGTAGTTCGGGTCAGGCGCAGTCCATCCAGTGGTCGGGAACCGCTCGATGGTGCCAACGGTTTTACAGCCGATCAACGTGCCGGAGCCGTTGTAAATCCCATTAAGGATCGTGCTTGTGGTGGCTGGGTTCACGCCCAGGTAAGACCAATAGCCAGACGTGACGTCATTGCCAGTCTTGTTGTCATAAACGGCAAGATTGGCATTAGGGATGCTGATCGTTGAGTTGCTGGTATCACCAACACCGCGAGTGATGACGCTTACGACGTTGTAAAACTGACTGTAGTCAGCCTCTCGCTCGGTGTAGCCCGCTGTTGTCCAGACTGGCTGCAGGTAAGAGTACGAGTTGAGATCGCAAAAGATCTTGCCGCTAGTGATCGGGCAGCTGTTAGGGCTGGCTGCCATTGCAGCAGGCGATGAGTAGTAATGCGTCAAGGTGATCGACGCTGCATTTGACAGAAACTTGACGTTATTCGCCCCGACCCATGCGTAATGCTTGACCGGGCTGCTGACCATTTGCCCCTGGCTGATCACATACAGGAACTGCCCGACAAAATCAATTGAGCCCGTCTTGACCAGAGCCGGTTGCACCCATGTCCCGCCAATGCTGCTGACCCGCTTGCAGAACACGATCGGCACCGTGTCACCAGCCTGGGCAACGACCTGTTGCTTAGCGATCTCGGTTTGCGGCTTCTTGCTTTTCTCAATCGCTGCATCGCTGCGGGTGGCAGCAGTGCCAACCTCTGCCTTGGGTTGCGGCTTGGCGCTTTGCGGCCTGGCCCACCACGAGAGGAACTCAAGGCCAAAGACCTGCAGCTCTTTCCCTACTCCGCCCTCGAACTGAAAACCAGCCATTACCGTGCCTCCTGCTTACGGTACTGTTCAATCGCTCGGGCGATGTACTGGATCGGTGCCAGGAACTGCGCATTGTCAAGGGTCTTGACGCAGCAGTCACCGCAAAGATGCTCGCCTGTTGCGGTCTCATAGATCACGATGCCATCCTGCACCTTCATCATCACGTCATCATGCACCGATCCATCGGCGCAAGTGGCTGTGATCCCGGTGGCGATGATCGTTTCCATCATTGCCCCTGCTGCCTCACCAGCATCCCAGCTGTGATCTTGCGGGTCGGGATCTGAGACTTGAGCTTGTTGATTGCCGGGTTGATGGACCAGCTAACAGCTGTGTCACTGACGCTGGCGCCTTCGATGCTGCCGATGTAACGGCTGATCAGCTGCGCAGAGCCGCCATCAAAGGCGTCTTGCCCTGCATCTTGGATGTAAAGCGAAGCAATGATCAGGTTGTCATTGCCCATTGCCGCATCAGTGATGTCCACAATGCTGGCCGTTGCAGCAATGCTGAGGCTTAGGTTGTTGATCGATGCAGCAGCGGTCGAGCCAAAGCCATCGACATCAAACGCAAGATAGGCATAAGCACCGCCAACGCTGGCATCAATGCTGAGCACTTGATTGGCTTGATAAAAATTCTGCCATTGCCCTTGTGGTGATCGCAGGCTCGTTGCAGGATTGATCACCGCATCCCGATCGGCGTAATACTCAAGGAAACACATGATGTCGTAAGCAGCCATCAGGCCAGCCCCAGCGCAGCGCGCGCGCCAATGTCATTGCGGATGATGTCCAGTGTCTGCTGGACGCCAGCCCGCACAGCTCTGCTCATGTCCTGCGTTGTTACGAAATCGGTTCCGCCCATCTGGGTGACAGGGCCGGTCTGGATGCTGACCTGCGCAGTGCTAGGAACAACCACGCCACCTTCGGCAAAGCGAGGGATGGCCGATGCGCCACGGCGCCCCGCCATCCAGTTTGCGGCGAATCCTGCAGCCTTGGACTGCGGCACGATGTATTCAGGCTCTCCGCCCTCGCCAACCAAGGCCATGGTCGGGCCATTGACCACGCCACCTTCGGCAAAGCGTGGCAGGCGCACATTGTTGAACTCAGGGATTTGAGGCAGGCGCAGCACTTCTAGTGCGCGGTTTGCCGCGCGGATCAATTGATTGATGCCGCCGATTGCCCCGTTGATGGCGCCCTCAACGCCACTGATCACGCCATTGACAATTCCGCGAATCGTGTTAGACGCAATCTCAAAGGGGGCCGCAAGGATTTTGCCAAGAGTTGAGAACAGTTGCTGGATCCCGTCGGCCATGAACTTAAGCGACCGCAACACCGGGTCAATAAAGATTGCCTTGAATCCTTGAGCAACCGCCTCAAGGAGAATCCCCAGCCCCCTGAAGACTTCAGCGATCTGATCACGGAATGCGTAAATTGCCACACCAACCGCCACCAGCAGTGCAATCCAGCCAACTGGGCCAGTGAACACGGCAATCAGGACTTGCCCTAGGCCGCCAAGGGCGCCAACCAAGGGGCCAATCGCACCAGCCCAGCCGGCAATCAAGGCAGGCAATCCAACCAAGAATGGACCAATGGCAGCCAATGCCGGACCGAGGGTGGTGACCACAGAAATGATGGCGCTGATTGCAGGGGCAAGAACCACAAACGCAGCGGCCAGCGCACCCACTGCAGCGATAGCCGTTTGCATCCCTGGCGGCAGTTGGCTGAACCACTTCGCAAGGCCAGCAATGCCTTCTGCTGCCTGCGTAATGAATGGCAGCAGGGCTGTCACCGCTTCATTGAACGGCCCAGCGACTTCCCTGCCAATGGCGTTGAGTGCATCGTTGAACTTGTCCGATGCCTGCGCCATGTCGGTGTCGATCGTGGCAGCGTATTGGCTGAGCGCATCACGGCCGCCGTTCAGCATCGGGATCAGGTTCATGCCTGACTTGCCGAACAGCTCCATCGCGAGTGCAGTCTTCTGTGCCCCGTCTGGCAGCTTCGAGAACTTATCGGCCAGGTCAAGCATGATCGCGTCCACACTTCGCACCTTGCCGGATGCATCGATCGAGCTGATGCCCAGAGACTTGAGCGCTTCGTTGGTCTTAGACGCCGGATCGACGATGCCCTTCGACAATCGCCCCATTGCCTTGGCTACCTCTTCGATGCTGCTGCCGCTGTCCGCTGCGGCCGCGCCAAACTTGCTCAGCGTTGGCACGGCCACGCCGACGCGCTGACTGAGATCGTTCAGGTTATCGGCTGCATCGATTGCGTTCTTGCCAAGAGCCGCGATACCTGCGATGCCAGCCGCGGGGACCAGCGCGCCAAGAGCGCCGCTCAACCCACCAGCCACGCCTTTGATCCGACCAAGCGCGCCGCCAGTTTCCTTGGCCTGCTTTTCTGTGGCGCCCAGCGCCTTGTTCAGGCTGTTGATCTCGGCAAGGCCATCAACGCTGGCTTTGACGCGGACGGCTGCGTCCATGTTGAGCGCCATGGCTACTTCGCCTCCTTCTGCGCTGCAAGCAACACCTCGCCTTCGATCACCTGGATGTCCTCCAGCATGGTGGCGGGGTCGTCTGCTCCATACAGTCTAAACGCCAGATCCAGCGCCAGATAATCAAGACCGATCACGCCAGAAGGCCCGCTGCGCCATTGCGTCTGGCATCGAAGGAACATTTGCACAGCAGGCCACGCCTCCGGCTCAACCTCAAAATGCTCAGGCTCTGCCGGGGCATCGATGTCAATGCCAAAGGCTGCAGCGTCTGCGGCGGTGTTGTCAATGACGCCACCCTTGATCCAGTAACGCGCAGCCTCGGTCAGTTTTTTACTTTTTTGCCGGCAACGCTCTCGAAATAAGCCTCGATGATCGACCCGGCCAGGTTTGGGATGTTGAGCAGCTGCGCCTTGCTGCTGGCGCTGTAAGGCACCTCTTCGCCATCGTCGTCAACCACGCCGGCCCAGCCAGTCAGTACCTCATCAGCAATCGAGATGTCTGAGATGTCTCCCTCAAAGGCCTCGCCCCGCTCGGCGGCCTTCAATCGAGCCTGGACCTCAGTCTGGATCTCGTTGATCCGAGACTGAGGCAGGCGCTTGAACTCCGCATCGAAAGATTGCTTTTCGTACTTGCCGCCATCGGTCGGCACCCGGAAGGGCACCGGCCATGAGTAGGTGGCGGATTGCTTAAGGACAAATGCCATGCGGGGGATCAGGTGAAAGCGATGCTGACCTCATCATTGCCCGAGCTGCCGGGGACCGCAACCACAGGGATAGACAGCATCTGAATGCCATCCGAATCCTCGTAGCTCACATCACCGATGTCAATGGTCGAGCTGCTGACCGTGATGATGTTGCCTGCAGCGGTGCCGTGGGTGAACTGCAGATTGCCCAGGGTGGTGTCAGACAGTGCTGCGGTGAAGTAGTTCTTGGTCGCCAGCGCAACCGCCTCGATCATGACGGTGCCAGTGACGGCGCGATTGGTGATCAGCACCTCCTTGGTGCAGCCCACCAGTTCGCGGTAGACCACCTCGTTGCCCATGTCCAGCTCAATGGACTGGAGGCAGCCTGCATAGCTCAGCAGCTGGAAGCTGCTGCTGTTGCCGTTCTTGAACACCAGCGGCACAGCTTGATTGCTGTAGGTGGTGCTAGGAGCTGCGGTGTCGGTCGGCGCATTGTAAACGCCGGTCATGGTGAACTCGATGTAGGGGATCTCCCCTACGGCGCAGTTCATTGTGAAGGTGCCGCGGCAACCGGTCAGCTTGTGCAGCACCCCATCGACGTTGTAGTAGAGGGTGACAGAACTGAAGCTGCTGCTAACCGGGGCGTAGGTAACGCTGGTGCTGCTGACGACGGTCTCGCTGAAACCGCAAGCCTTCAGAATCGACCCATAACGAGGGGCGGTGCCAGCAGTGCCAGACCCGGCCAGCTCAACTTGAAAGGTGATCTCAACGCGGGTATTGGCCAGCAGCTGCTGTGATGCGCCCAGGTAGGGGCGGATCAGCTCCCGATCCACGGTGTCGCTCTGCAGGGGCGTGATGTTCAGTTCACGCACCAGCACAGCATCGGTTCCGGCAGGGGTGCTGTCGGTGCCGTAGGTACTTTCAGCTTTCGCCAGGATCAGGCGTTTGCGGGTCAGGAGCGGCATTGGTCAATACCTCAAGACTGGTGAGTTGCGCCGGCTCTGTCCGCTCAATGAGCTTGCGTTTGCCGGTCTTCGGATCCAGAACGTAAGAGCCGCCCTGGCCGTGGTATTCGTCCACCATCGTAGCTACTACACTGTGGCCAGATTAGCCACAGTGGTTCGATAGCGAACCAAGTAGTCGCAAGCGATCACGCCGGCTGGCTGATCAGCCTCGACCATTTCAAAGCTCACGCCCTGCGGCTGGATGTCGATCGCGTAACCGCCCAGGGTCAGGTCTGCCATCAGCTTGGAGTGCAGGCTCTCGATCGTGGGGTCTGCCAGCTGGTCAGGGATGTTGCCCCGTACGATCACGGCGATCCGCACCGTCAGCGACCAATCAAGGGTGGGCAGGCTGGTGTTCTGTTCTGCGTTGTCGTTGATCGGCTCGATCACCAGCGCCGGGCTTTCGCCCCTGCTGAGCGGTTCCACGCGGCTGCGGTAGATCCGCGTGCTCACTCCGGTGGTGCCCGCCAGAGTTGACGCGATAGCTGCCAGGATTGTCTCGCGGCGGGTCGTCATGCTGATGCCACCTGAGTCACTGTGCAGATAATGCCAGGGATGCCCGGATGAGCAAACGGGCTTGTAGCCGCTCCTTCTGAATGAATATATGCGGCTGTATTACTCGTAGCCCAAATCAATTCAATGTAATCCGCTGCTGCCAGCTTAAGCACAAAGTTGACCGTTCCGATCACATTGCCATCAACTCCGCCATGCTTGGCAATGATGCTGAACTTGCTATCACTGTCAGCCACGTCGCCAGTGGCGCCGCTGTCGTTCTTGCGGAGCCAGACGTTCACGTCATGAATCTGCTCGTTTGTATTGCTGAACTGAATCGAGAACGTAAAGCTATAGATGCCAGGGTGGTCAACCGTAATGCGGCTGTCAGAAATGACCTTGACGCCGCGGTTGTCCAGATCGTTCTTGCGCAGCAGAATCGCCGTCGGAGTGTTTGCTGTCGCCGTCTGCGAAGTTGTATCCCAGAACGATCCCCAGTAGCCAGGGCAACCGTGGTATGGCAACACGTTCCAAGGGGTACGGCCATCGCCAATCTTGAGGTTGCCGGTCTGGCTTTCAATGCCAGGCTCGCCGGCCATGAGCACCGGGTTTTCAGACGCCCATGCGCTGCGCGTGTTGACCTTGAAAGGACCGCTCATGTCTTCTGCAATCCGAGTTGAACGATCTTCCCGTCATCCATCAACATCACCTCCCGCACCGTATAAGCCACAGCATCAACCGTAATCGAGCTGCCGCGGGTCAATGTGCCGAAGTCAGAAGCCTTGGCAGTCAGTGTGTAGTCAGTGCTGAGCACCATGCCATTGGCCAGCACCTGACTGGGCATGTCAAGGATGCCCAGAGCGGTAACGGCGCCAGCTGTGCAGCTGACGCCGAAGTCCGCCAGGAAGATTCCGAGATCCTCCGTAAAGGCCATCAGCTGTATTTAGCCGAAGCCAAGCCCATCACCACAACGGCACCAGTACCAGAGCCGCCAGCCACGGTCACGGAGACCTTGACAAAACGCTTGATGTCAGTGACGTTCACATACAACTTCTGAAGAGAAGCTGTATTAGCGGTCGTGGTGGTAAAAGCGCCACCAGTCACGTCGGTGTAGGAACCACCCGAGGTGTCGGAATGGGTCAGCTTGACGGCGTAGGTGATGCCAGCGCCGCCGGCTTCGGCGTCCAGCAGGACAGCCATGTCGCCTTCGTAGCCCTGCAAGTCAATGGCCGAGCCGGTGCCAGTGGCAGCCAGCACGTCATTGCGCAGAAGCCCGAGGATTGTGGTCTTAGAACCAAGATTGTGAATGGTCATGACTTAGCCCTCCGTCTGGGGGTTGTTGGTTTGCGGGTCGGCTCAGGATCCTCCTGAACCAGATCGGCCACCACTGCGATGGCCTCCACAGCCTTGCCAATACCGATCAGGAACTTGGCGTCGGGAGGGGATGCCTCAAGGACATCCCCAACCCTGACCACCTGCCCCGCCAGCATTGTTTGCCGTAGGACCTTGATCAACATGATCAGAGGGTGTTGTTGCCGCGGCTGAAGGACTCAGGATGACGAACAGCGATGTCCACATCCTGCATGGCGACCACACGCACAGTGCCAGAGGTGCTGTGGGTGTAGGGGTCAACCATCAGGTCCAGGCCGGAGAAGTAGCCGATGATCAGGTCAGCGAAGTTGCCGAACCACAGATCGCCGGAAGCCACTTGGTTGGACAGAACGCCGCGGTAGCCGTTGACCTCGTTGCCCTCCATGATGAAGATGCCGGAACCGGCGTCTTTCTTGGTGGTCTTGAGGTTGCCGCGCATTGCAGCGTTCATCAGGTAAACGGGGCTGCCCAGCAGTGCGTTAGCAGTGGCCAGGTCGCTTTCAAGAGCCACAACCTCAGCAAAGGTTGGAGCATCAGCAGCGAAGTCTTCAGTGCCGATCCCGGTGGTGTTCTTCAGGCCGAGGGGCTCGCTGCTGGCGCCGGTGCCATAGAGGCCGGCATAGTCGATCTTCAGCGCGATCACGCGAGCCAGGTCGTTGCGAACCATGTTCTCGACGTCGATGCTCGACTGAATCATCAGCCGGCGGCTGTAATCGGTGTAAGCAGCGCAGGTGCGGGGGGTCAGGCTGACCTGATCCACAGTCTGCTGGCTCTCGGTGGGCGAGCCGCTTTCAGCCACCCAATAGGCAGTGGCAGCACCCGACTGGCGGGGGATTGCGACGTTACCGGTCAGGCCGGTCAGCACGGTGGCGCCAGCTTGATCCAGAGCGGAAGCGTTGCGCAGCAGATCGATGAAGCTGCCGGCATCCAGGTCAGTGGCGACCAGGTTGCCACCGGCGGTAGCAGCGCCGACGTTCAGATCACGACGCAGCACCTCTTGGGGGATGGTGATGCCACGGGACTGACGGCCGAGCTTGGCAGCAGCAGCCTCAGAGGCTTCAATCTCGAACGCAGCAGCCTCACGGGCAGCGCGGTCGGTGGGGTTGGCGAGAAAGTTGATGGCGCGGATGAAAGAGAAGCTGCGGCTCTCCTTATCGCTGAGGCCAAGGTCGGCGGCCTGCATGGTCACGGGCTCCTGGTGAATGTTGAGCTTGTCGAGCACAGCAGCGCGAGCCTCGTCGATTGAACGACCAGACTCGACCAGCTGCCGGCCCAGGTCTGCCATGCCGTGCTTTTCGCACAGGGCAGTGATGTCCGAGATGCGGGACCGTTCGGCCTGAGCGGCCTCGGCCTGCACCACGGCCAGATCAGGGGTGGCGTTTTCCATTGAAGGAATAGGATCAGGGGATGGTGCTGCCGAAGCAGCAGGGGTGTCGGCCTCAAAAGATCGGCCAATCCCAACACCGGGGTCAGCCGGCACTGAGACTACGCTGATCTCATAAGGAGACCAGGCAGTTGCGACAAAGTCGCCGCTGCCTCGTTCCTCCATTTTGTCGATGGAGTAGCCGAAGGACACATTCCGTAGAACGCCGTCCTTCACATCGCTCAGGATCTCCTGCGCGAAGGCATTGCGGCTGAACCGCACACGGGCATACCCGCGACGACGTTTGCCGTCGATGTACGCCCGCTCAACCACGCCGATCACCTTGTCAGGGTTGTGGTTGAAAAGCAACGGCGCGCCATCGTTCAGGCGGCTCAGGTTGGCCGCGTCAGCCTCGTGGCTCAGGATCTCGTTGCCGAAGTAACGCGCGACAGGAAACTCAGAACTGAATGGGAACTCATAGATGCGGTCCTGCACCTCGTCGAAGGTGGTCAGCTCTGCCCGCTGATACTTGCCCTCAAGGCTGCGCAGCGCCGAGATCTTGGTCAGCGTGGAGAACTTGTGCCCCACCAGCACCTCAGTCGGCTCCCAGCCTTCATCGCCTTCGCGGTAGATGCGGATCAGGGCAGCCGGATCCTCAGGCGTTGCATCAATGCTGAACTCGGTGTCAGGGACGCCCAGCGTGCCTTCACGCATCACATGCTCGATGCGGCCGCGAGCGGTGCCGCCGCTGCTATCCCATTGCACGAAGTCGCCTTCGGACAGCTCACCGGGCTCCGCGCGCTCGCCGTCGCCGGTGGCCTCTTCAAACATGATCGGGCTGAAGTCATGCTCAGCCAGCCAGTCGCGTGCCTCGGCTGGGCTGTAGCGCGAGCTGCTGAACCGGATCGCTTGGATCTCGCTTTTGCCTTCCTTGATGCCGTAGATGAAGTCAATGCCAGGACCACCGGCATCGTTCTCACGCCGCAGCGAATCGTACTGATCAGGATCGGTCAGTCTTGCCGCGTGCTCATTCGGATAGGGGCGCGCAAAATCCACAGCGCTTCTGTCTTCTATTGCCTTGATTCTATCGGCCTTTGCGCTAGCCCAACTTTGCCCGGCATCACCGCCCCATGCAGCCCATGCAACGCGGCCGGGTGACGGATAGCCATCCTCGTCAGGACTGAAACCTTCGCCTTGCTTGTCCACCTCATGCCGCGCGAACCATGCGGCCATGGTGATCACGGTGTCAGCGCTCAGCTCGTCGCCGCTCAGGATCTGCCGTGCTCTGGCCGCGGCCACCTCTGTGCCGCCCGCCCGACCTTCGGCCTTCCAGTCGCGGTAACGCTGCGCCTCAGTCCTCATGCCATCGGTCGGCATCAGGTCGATCTCTTGCCCGTTGATCGTTGCCATCAATCCTCAGGCGCCTCGGTCGGATCCTCGAGGACTGAAAGGTCTTGATACTCCTCCTCCTCCATCGGCGGCTCAGTGTCGTCGAATGGCGGCACAGCTCCCATGCTCAGCGGCGCCTGGCTTGCGCCACCAGATGTGACCTCACTCGGATCGGTGTCGGTCACGATGTCCATCTCATCGAGCATTGCCAGCTCGGCCTGGCGCGCGACCAGCACATCCTCAAGGTCGCCGCCCTGCTCAGCGATCACCTGACCCAGTGTCTTGAAGCCGCACCGCACCGCAGTCTTGTAGGCGTCCACCTCACGCTGCGGGTCCACCCATTCCCAGCTCCGCGGCACCCACCGGCTGGCGCGGTAGCGGTCAGGGTTGCTCTCATAGCCCGGCAAGTTCAGCGCACCGCTCAGCACGGCCATGTCGAGCCATTGCTCGAACACCTGCTGGTGGAAGTTCTCGATCATGTATCGCTGCAGCACTCGATAGGTGTCGCGTTCCTCCAGCAGGCTCAGCCGGCTGCTGCTGTAGTTGCTTTCTGAAAAGTTCTTGCTGATGCTCTCAAAGCTCACGCCCACGCCGGCAGCAACAGCGCGCAGCATCGACCGCGTGAACGGCTCCAGCTGCCCGTCAGGGCTGTTCAAGTCCGGCACCGTCACCGACTCGCCCGGCTGCAGATACTTGAACACGCCCGGCTGAAACTCGCTCACCCGTTCGCCTTCATAGACCGCATCACCGATCAGCTCTCCCTCAGGGCTGGTGATGAATCCCATCAACGCGCTGCTCGCACGCGCCCGCACCACCTCGGCTTCCTCATAGCCCTGCAGCATGTGCAGCCGCATCAGCGCCGATGCGAACCAGGTCACGCCCCTGGTCTGCCCCGGCCGCTCCGGCAGGAAAAGATGGATCACCTCATCAGCTGGCACACGAAGCCGCCGGCCGTTAGTGCGCGCATTGCCCGCGTAGGTGTCGCCAGGGTGGTTCGCGTAAAAGTGGTAAGCCTGCGGCCGCAGGTACTGGTCCACCTCAATGCCCATCCTGACCGTGTTGCCCTCAGCCGCCTGAGGCACGTCGTCATCGATCAGGTAATCCGCCTCGAGCACCTGCAGCGCAAACGGCACCCGGCTGTCACCGAACGGCCGCTTGATCATCCGCACGAATACCTCGCCCGATTCGGCCATGCTGCGGATCAGCAGCCGCTCGATGTCATGGAAGCCAAGGATGCCGCTCACATCACAGCGGCTCTTGTGCATCCACCGCTCCCACTGCTCATGGATCTGCCCGTTCAGCAGCTCGTCCAGCTTGCCGCCGCGCAACATCCGCACCTGCCCCTGGTGGCGGATGCCGTGCCCGATCACGTTGTTCTGGATCGCGCGCAATGCCTGCTTGGCGTAGTCGTTATCACGGCACAGCTGACGCGCACGGTTGCGGAGTGCCTTGAAGCTGGACTTGATCTCAGCGTCAGCACTGGTGCCGCTCGTCACCCAGTCCGCCGTCAGCCGGCTGACGCGCGCACCCTGATACGCCCGCTGCCGCGGCCGCACCGGCTCAAAGCCCATCGCCCGGAATAGCCGCGTTCTCAGTCCCATCTCAGAACCTCACAAACAGATTGTGGGGGTTGCCAAGCCCGTTGGCTATCAGCTCCGCCATCTGCTCACGTTTCACATCAGCCTTCAGCTTCGCCTCGAGCTGCAGCAGGTCCGCCAGCTCGTACTTCTTCAGGCTGCGGCTGCCGATCGTGTACTCCCGCACCACACCGCCGGACACCAGCGCGCGGATTGCCGCCTGAACTGCATCCAGGTCCTTCTGGGCCTGCGACCTGCCATCAACAGCGCCAGGCGTGCCGGCATAGCTCAATGCCGCCAGCACCGTTAGTTGGCCGCTGCCCAGCGTGATCACCGAGCCAGTCTTGCTCGCGATCGCCTGCCAGAACCATGTCCCCGCATCAAAGCCCGCGCTGGTCGCCGCGCTGATCGTGAACTCCCAGCCAGTGCCATAGGCCGTGCCGGTCACGTTCGCGCCTTCGTTTGCCGCGTTGAACCGCAACCAATAAGTCAGCGTGTAGTCAGCGCTGCTGACCGCGTTGCCGAGGTTGTCCACGCCCTCGACATCGCGCCACTGGATCGTGTCGCCCGCTCTGATCTCGCTTGGGATGCGCACGGCTACCAGTTGCTCACGAAGCCACTAGCAGCCGCCGGAGCGGACTGCTGTGTCGATCTTAGCGCTGGTTTCTTCCCGCCTTCCAACTGATCACGCAACTGCTGCCACATCGTCGCTTTGTTCATCCGCCGGCTGTAGATCAGCATCGCCGCATAGCCATAGACCGCACAGTCGAGCGCTTCGTTCCGGTCGCCTGCTTTCTTCACCCACTCCCGGATCGGAAAGCCGCGGTGATACCGCAGCGCCTGCCGTTCACTTGTCAGCTGCTTGAAATACTCCGCATCAGCAGCCTGCCCGAAGAACAGTCCACCAGCGCCTTCGTTGTGCCGCAGCCGGCCGAACAGCGTCGTCTTGATCGTGTCAGTTCCCAGCTGATACAGCGTCACGCCGCGTTTGATCACCCGGCCTCGCCAGTTGACATCCACCTTGCTGCCCTTGCCCACCGCTGGGCTGTTGCGTCTGCTGCTGCCCTTGATCGCGACAACGCCCTGCCGCACCCGGTCCCGTACATAGGCATAGACCTCATGCGTGCAGTGGCCGCCGCTGTCCACCGCCATCTGGCTGATCCGTAGCGTCCGCCCGCCGACCGCATCCCATTCAGTCGCCAGCACCTGATCCAGCTGCCCCCACACCTCCGTCTGCGTCGGGTCGCCCATCAGCTCCTGATGCCACACCAGCCAGCCCGTCTCGCCTTCGCCCCATCCCCACACGCTCACCGCCAGGCGGTTGTCCTGCACGTCAACGCCGGAAGTCAGCAGCACCACGCCATCGGGGCACATGCCAGCAGCAAAGTCCTTCCGCTTGGCCAGTAGTCCATCAGCGCTCACCGATGCCGCGTAATCCTCTTCCCATGTCTCCGCCAGCCTGGTATTCACAAACGCCTTCAGCGCCGGCGCGTCCGCCTTCGCCCGCAGGAAGTCATCAACCAGTTGCTCCCAGCTGCACCAGCCCAGCGGGCTGTAAAGCCCACTCAACTGAAAGCCCGCCGTCCGGCCATCGCTCGGTGCCGTCGCGCGCCACTCGCCACCGCGCAGCATCGCCGGCTTGTGCAGTTCCTCAAACCGCTCGCCGCAATGCTCGCACTCATACCGCACATCACCTGGCCGCTTTGCGTCCCATTTCAGCCGCGGCCATTGCAGCCACTGCATCCCGCCGCAACTCGGGCACGGCACATAGAACCGCCGCTGATCGCTGCGCAAATACTCCGCCTCAATCCGGCTGAAGTCCTTCACCGTTGGCGTGCTGGTGAGCAGGATCTTGCGGCGCGCGAACGTCGTCGTCCGTCGCTCCGCCAGCGCCACCGGGTCGCCCTCGCCATCCACATCACTCGGGAATGCGTCCACCTCATCAGCGAACAGGTATCGGCACGGCGCCGAGCGCAGCCCCGTCGCGCTGTTGGCACCCGTCAGCAGCATGATCCCGCCGGGGAACTCCTTGCTGAACATCGTGTTGCCCGAGTCCCTTGCCCTTGCCGGCGCGATCTTCTCCGCCAGCACTGGCGTCTCCGTAATCATCGACTCAAGCCGCTGCTTGCTCAGCCGCTTCGCCATCTCAACCGTCGGTTGCACGCACAGCATCGGACCAGGCGCGTGATCGATCACATAGCCCAGCCAGTTGCTACCCGCCTCGGTCTTGCCCGTCTGCGCCGCGAACATCATCACCACCCGCTGCACCAGGCTGCTGCTGCTCAAGCAGTCCATCGGCTCGCGCAGATACGGCGTCCGGCTCGTCCGCCACGGCCCAGGCTCCGCCGATGCTTTGCTGCTCAGCCGCCGATGCGCATCCGCCCACTCGCTCACCGTTAACGGCTGCTCAGGCCGCAGCCCTTCCATGAACCCAGCGCGCCAGACGCTCACGCCTCCACCTCCGCCAACGCCAGCAGCGCATCCCGGTGCTCGCGCGTCAGCACCTCATGGATCACCGTCGGATCGGTCTCACCCGCCAGCTGATGCGAGAGCCGATCGGCCAGGTTGCTTAGCGCCTCGCGGATGCTACGGCCCACTTGAAACGCGTCCTTCTTCACATCCTCCACCGGCACCAGATCGCCACGCTGCTGCGTTACCTGCAGTTTCGCCAGTTCGGCCTGATAGTGCTCGCGTCTCGCTCTGGACTCGTTGAGATCCGGGATTGCATCATCCGGCAACTTGTCGATCGCACTGCGCAGGTCCTTCGGATCCACAGGATCCGGCTGACTCACCTTGCTGCAATGCGTCGCCTGCGTGTTCTTGTTCCACAGCTCCAGCGCCAGGTCACGATCAAGCCATTTCTTTTCGTCCTTGATTACCACCGCCGCAGCGATGCGGCTTTTGCTGGCATGCGTCACTGCCGCTTTCGTGCATCCACGAATCGCAGCAAACTCAGCGAACGTAACCAGCACTCGAAACAGTTAAGCAGCACTACGCTTAACTTAACCGCTCCTAAACGCCGTTAAACGGTCTTAGGCCGAGATCATTTTGAGAACGGGTGAGATCCCTTGCGCTGTAAGCGTTTATGAGCATAAACCGCTAACGCTAGAGAATC